CCTCCCCGCCAGTTATTTCACCACTGGCATTCTTATACAAATCTACTCCAGTTGGAGTTATAGTTCCATATGTTTCCCAAGTTTCTCCATTCCAAGCATAGTTAGCACCGTCATTAATAACGTTGTAAATATCACCTACTTCTGGAGCAGAAGGTAAATACATACGAGTAGCTACAGACCCCTTATATCTAATAGCTGTAGAATCAGAAGATATAAGTATATCTCCATTACCGAGTACTGACTTACCATTAATCTTCTTAATGTTAACTCCACTAACAAGCTTATCTTGTTTAGTAGATAGTAAGTACTCCATAGTATCTTTCAATGTATTAATTGATTGTTGTATATGTGTTAAGTCAATAGATACATCTTCGGAACCGTCGTAACTAACTTCTCCTTCAGAATGCTTAACTGTTAAAGTTCCTACTGGATAACTCTCTGGTAAATCAGCGAGTCTGGTAGCTTTAGCAGTAGTTACTTCATTCCAAGTATAAGAAGTCAAGTCTGACATTAATGCAAGTGAATCAGTGTCTTCCCCTACTACAACAGCTGGTCTTGTGTTAGTATATATCTCCAGATAAGAATTAACATTACCAAGTTTAAACCCTCCGGAATTGTCAGACGATATTAGATTCTGAACACCGTCTCTACGATTAACCACAATTCCTTGACCTTCCTCTAATACTATATTACCATCAACCAAACTAACTTTATTGTCTAAATCACTTTCGATATTAGATATAAGAGCGTCAGTTTCTGATTTAGTATAATATAAGTCAGGGTCTAAACCTCCACCACCTTCAGAGGCATATTTAACTCCATTAAGGTAAATAGACTTAATGTCCTTTATGAAGTAAATGGTATTAGGTTCTAAAGTCTGTAGTAAATACTCATCGTAAGTATCTACGGCTTTAATTCTTACTGGATATTCTGTACCTTCCCAACTAAATTTACAAACAACTCCTTTATCACCCTTAGTAATAACTATGTTAGAATCAGCATCAGTATCAACTACTAAGTCTGCCCTAACTCCAAAGTTTGAAGCTAATAAATCTACAGACCTATTAGTAATTGGATTATTAATTTTTAATTCTGATGCAATATTACCATTCTTAGTCTGGGTAATAATAGTATTAGTTATTTGTCCTTTAACTACAAAGTCTTCCAGAGACACTTCAAATCTATCTCCATTAGAAGCAGTAAGTATCAGCCATTCCTCATTCAGTGCATTACCGAATCCGTTATCTATATCCTCTTGTGTTATAAGATGTCTTTCAAACGAAACTATCTTAGTATCTTTATCAAGAAGGATTGATGATATTTCCTCACCACTTCCTCCTTTACCTATAACTCTAACCTTATTACCTTCTTCTTGAGTATCGAGTTCTACTATACCAGTTACCTGAGTAGCAATAGCATCTTTGATAGCTTTAGAAGAAGGAATAGAGTCTTCAACGTCTATTGAGTCCGACACCGTATATGGGCCATATGTTGTCCACAAATAGTCCAACTGGCTCATATTAGCGGGCCTATTAGGATACTGTTTCTTCATCACCTTCTACGTCAATCCAAGTTACTTCACCACCTATATCATCTGGAAGTTGTTCTTTAGGAACCTTTCCGCTTACTAAATCTGCTTTAGACTTTAGTAGAATTTCAACTTCGGGCAAAGAAATGGCTCCAATCTGTGCTGGAGTGACTCTATGTGGATTGTTGAAATCTTTAAGGTGGCTATCAATATCACTTTGTAATTCACTAATAACAACATCCAAGGCTTTAGAATCATGTGTAATGTTATCGGAAGTACCTTTAACATACAGAGCATTTCCTTCTTTTACTAAGATGTTATCTTTAGCTGTATACAACCTAACGTCAGCAGAAAGCTTATCAGCGCCAGTTCCTAATGATAACACTTTCTCCAATTCTACTACCTTATCAGGAATAGAGTTATCAACTTCCCATTCTCTAATAAGAGTTCCAACTGGAATCCTAACTACTTGCTTATCACCAGTTAGAAGTTTAAATACTATAACTAGCTCTTCCGTATCTGGGTCGTACTTAGCATCCTCTACGATAGCTGACAAACCAATTTGATGTTGCCCTATAACATTATCGTTAACCTTAATAGTTAAGAGTCCGTCTAAATATTCAGTAGTTAGTTTATAGAATAGACCGTCATTCTTTATGGTAATTCCGTTACCACTATCAGTAGATACCTTAACATTACCAGATATTGTAGTTCCAGTAATCTGTCTATCAATATCTAATTCAATGCTTGGAGTATCTTCTAGTGTGACCCAGTTAAAGTGAATAGCATGATTCACTAATTCGTCTAGCTTGCGCAGAGAATCCATTACAGATGTAGAGTCTTTAAGGTAAGTAGTTTCAGTATCAGGAACATAAGCTCCGTCTTCTCCCAAACCTACTCCTTCTTGTGTCTTATCGAGTTCGGCTTGTACCTTATCAATATTACTCTGTAATTCCTCATCAGTGCTGTCTAGATTACCTAGATGCTCTCTAATTTTAGTAATTTCCTCTGCAATGTCCTTCAGACTGTTTAAGTCCTCTGGTACACTAGTATGGTCAACACTTCCCCAGATAGCATCGTCTGCTGTCTTTCTATCTTTAATTTCCTGCTCTAATCTAGTTATCAAGTCAGCTATAGTTTCATCACTCTTAGAAGTAATAAGTTTAGTAAACTCTAACTCATCGTTAGTCTCCTTTCTAGTGACCCAATATAGTGCTTGATTACCATCTCCGTCATTTTCAACTACCTTTAACAATCCCTTGTGTAAAATAGCATTCTCTTCAGGAGATGAATAAAATTCTTTCAGTTTCGCTTCAGTTTCGAAGATATAGTCAGCTTCTATAGGGAACGGACCACCTCTTCTAAAACTTGCTATAATTTCACTATATGCTCTCATACTTATTAAATGTTAGCTGGGTCAAACTTAAATGTTACCTCCAAGTTGAGAGTTACTAGAGACTCCTTGAATACATATATCTTATATATTTTACTATTTGACAATCCAGGAATTTCAAATGGGATATCACTAATAATGTCAAACGATTCAAGACCAAACTGTTGAGAAGGCGTTGTCATTTGAACTAAGTCTGGATATTCCTTAGGCATTGCTACAAATATTTGCTTAAGCTCTTTAGGACTTGAGAAATTATATTTGTGTTTGATTTCTGATACTAAGTCACCAGAACTGTCAATGCTATTGTTCTCTGGGTCTGATTGAACTAGCTGAAGTAAGTAATCATAATTAACATTAGAGGCTGCATACCATTTAGGTAAGATTCCTACAAATATGTCATATGCTACTTTAGTAGTACAACTAGCTTCCAGATATGTACCATTAGGATAGAATACTTTAAACGTAAAAGTAGTTTCTTCGTTAATAGGTAAACTCTTTACAGTCAACTGTCCTAATTCGAAATCGTCCTTAGTATATGTTCCAATAAGCTCATCGTTCTGCCATAATTCAGCATAAGATATCACTCCAGTAGAACCTCTAACGAATAGTTCAACGTCTACTATAGAACCCAGTAAAGCATACGCAGGAGCTTTAACATCTACAGATTTACCGTAGAAGATTGCATCCATAACCTCTTGAAGATTCAATTTCTCTCCTGGGTCAGTTTCATCTTCAACGAAGCCTACTGTAGTCTGAACTGGTCCACTAGTAATCCAAACAGGCTCTTCTACAATAGAAGCATCCAGTTGTCTCTTAGTTACTAATTCGTCATCTTCTACAGCATCTACTCCCTTCTGTGGGGCAGTAAATGGAACTGAACCATCACGAGGTACATAATGCTTACTATAGATTTCTTTAAGAGTTCCATGAGGGTCATATTGATTGATATGTTCCTCAATAGCCCCTCTAGCCGCATCAATTACCAATTGATTAATAATGGCATCAATTTGAGCTCTTGAATAAGTCTCTGCTCTAGAGTAAGTTTCAGTCTTCCTGAAATAGTTGTTTAGTCTCTGATTAAGTAACGTTACAAATCCGTGAGGGTCTGCATCAACTAAATGTTTAAACATTACATCATCTACATATTTCTTAGTAGATAGATGCCCATCAGCTACTGGAGTAACTCCTAACTGTGGTTTTAAAAATGCAGTAGTTCCGTCACGTCTAACGAAATTCTTGATTAAGTCGTCAACTTGTTCTCTAGTATATAACTCTACCTTCCTATAAATCTGGTCAGTAGTTACATATACTTTAAGTATTTCCTCTACAAGAGGAATTATATTATGTGGGTCTGTTTTAGCTAAATGACTGTCCATTAAAGCAGTCACGAATCTCTTGGTTGTTAAATGAAAGTCTGTCAACGGGTCAACACCTGTTTGAGGTGCTAAGAATGGTGTGGTTCCATCCTCTTTAACAAAACCCTCCAGTTTACTTTCTATAGTAGGAATTATATTATGTGGGTCTTCAGTAGCTAGGTGAGTATCCATTGAGGTCTTAACTGCCTCTAATGTCTTTAAATCTGCTGAAGTCTTATCATAGACATCATTAATGCCAGCAGCTCCAAGATTAATTCTAGCAATTTGTTTATCTGACTCACTCTCAAACTCCCCTAAGCGGTAATCTACTTTCAGAAATTGTGAAGTATCAATTTGTTCGTTAACAGGATTGATACATTCATTTCCAGAACCACCTGGTGTTAAAATAGAGTTATCTGCCATTTATTATTAAGATAAAATTGTTCTACAAATTCAGACCTATTAACTTCATTCTCTTCTAGCAATTCGATGAGACTTATCTCTTCGAGAATTAGTTGGTAGTCATATCTATGCCCCCGTTCTAAATACTTAAGCAGTTCTTTGTATTCACAAATCACCTTATCTTTGAGAGCATCCACAGCCTTGCTCTGGCCATTTGCTGTATTCTGATTTACACAAGCCATTACAACCTCCTATTTGTTCTATGATTCGTTCAGCTTCAGCTAACTGATTAGATTGAACCATATATTTGATTACATTAATAGCCATCCAGACTAAATCTCTCTTGTAGGATAATTCGGCCGCTACAGCATTCTTACTCCAACATTTACTGAAACCTCTGCTATTAAATATTTGCTGGCACAAAGATATATAACATTTCTTAAGAAAACAAATAGACACGTAATTATTATATGTCCTAGAAATTGTAGTATCTTCTACGTTCCTCTCTACTATCTCATCTACAGTTACGGTCGTAGATGTGCCATTAAAATACTTATAGATGTAGATGCCGTCCGAATAGTACACAGTGGCATACATAGTTACAGCTGAACCAGCCGTTTTACCCATCTCTCTATCAAACCAATCTTTAGTCGGCAGAACTATATGATATACATTAAACCACCCATCAAACCCTACTGGCATAGTTACTGACTTATTACCGTCATCATGTAAAGTGTAAACAGGAAGTTGTATTTCAGGCCCATCTGCCTTATTATGTTGTAAGACATCAATAGATACAGTGTCAGAGTACTTGAATCTGTTCTTGACGATGACTGAAGAAGATTCAGGCAAATAGCCATTCTCTCCTGTACCAGTATCGTCAAGTATGATTACCTTACAGCTATCGTTAGTGCAAACTTTAATTTTTAATTCCATTATACGTTCTTCACTTCGTTATTCTGCTGATTCCCATCGTACAATTGGGCTATCTCAATATCTGTTCTTTTGGTGTCATTATCAGAAGTACTCTGCTTATAATCTCTATCAGCGTTAGCCTTAATAAGGCCAATCTCATAGTCATATTCAACCTTCTGCCTATCAATAGCAATCTTAGCTTCATTAAGAGATGCAATCTTATTATTAAGCTGCTCTTTCTCTTGTTCCGCCTTTTGAAGTTGCTTCTGTAGCTCTTCGTTCTGTTGTTGCATCTGTGCAGTGTTCTGAGTTTCTTCTCTTCTCTTTTGAAATGCCTTAGACAATTTAGACTTAAGTTCAGTCATACTTCTGGCAGTCATACACTCCATAGCTATGTCTGGGTCTAATTGACCACTCTTAATGAATTCAATCATTAATTGTTGCATGTTCTGCATTTCCTCCATAATTCTACTACTAGCTATTACATGAATATCATAGTCAGTAAAAGTAAAATGTTCAGGGAGAGCAGTGAACACTTTCTGTAGTTTGTCACCTAGCACTAAAGTTCCAGTAAGTGGTTTATGTTTCCATACCTTCTTAGCACAATTAAGAGAATCAATCAGAATATCCTCTGCCAAAGTATCCATTTGCTGATAGTAAGATTTAGTAATGATATAAGAATTTCTCATACCTGCCTTAACATTACTAACAGCATCCCTGGTTTCTATTCCATTTAATCTCTCTCTAAACACTCCAGTAATAGATGATGTCTGCTCTTCTAACATCTGCAACGCCATATTAAATGCCTGAATAGTATCAGCTTTTAATAAGTCATCGAATCCAGCAAAAGAAGTATTGTTGTTAAATGCCCTACCTTCTTGTGAAGTATCAATAGGAGCCACACCAGTCTTCTTATAGGCAATGAATTTCTGCAATCTTTCAGTCAAATCATCACCAAGAGCCATAGGTAGCATACTAAAGTCAATCCAGTCTCCACTAGTACCACTATTAGCAATTACATTGTCCCTAAAGAAAGTAATCAAATCATACTTGTCTTGAAGATGTGAACATGCAAGCACAAGTGAATATGGTTCGTTACTTCTGTTTACAAAGAACAAACCATTAACTGACAATCCACAGTGTGTAGGATTATCTTTAGTTCTAACTACATCAGGAGACTTACCAGTAAGAATGTAAATAGATTCTCCGATTTTAACTCCTTCATATCTATTCTCTACATAATCTTCTCCTTCTTTATCAACATCAATCCACTCAACTTCAAACACAGGTATTAACTTATAATTGTAAGTCTCATAGTAGTCGGTAGGGAATCCAGGTATTACTTCTTTACCCGCCTCGAGTCCGTCTGTAATAGGAGCTCCAGTAGCTTGATTGCTCATAGCGCGTACATATATATAACTACTATCGTAATATCCCTCAAACATCTCCTCTAATTCATTGATACTACTTGTATCTAGTTGAGGACCATATTTATTAAGTATTTGTTGCTTAGTTAACCAACGTCTAATAACTACTCTGTAGCTATCTCTAACATATACAGATTCTGGATTTCTATCAACGAATACATTACGTGGGTCTAATACCTCTATTTCTATATTAGTTCTCTTCCTACTAGGATGAACCTGGTAAAAGCTCATGCCAGTTACTAGTAAGTCAAGTAACAGGTTCTTTAACTTAGTAAGTAAGTTAATATCTCTAGATTGGATTATATACTCAACAACATTCTGTGCAGCTATTTCATACTCGCTAACAAAGCTATTATTAATATCTTCTACTAACTTATTAAGTTGAGCCTCTACAGCCTTATCAGTTACTTCTTGTCCTCCTAAGAACGCTAGTATCTGATTGTTAAGATGTTGTTGTAAGTATTGATATACTTCTTTATTAATTTGTAATTCCTTATCTCTAGATATCTTAGATATAGTTTCTTTATCCTTGCATGACACTTTAGGCAGTAATGGAGTACCTAGGTATTCTCCAAGTAAAGCATCAACATGCTTCCTGATAAGAGGAGTAAATTCTATAGAAGTAGGATTACCTATTCCAAAATTCTCTTCTAGATACCTATATTGTTCGGCATCTCTATATCCATTATAATAATTATATGCTTTCTGTAATTTGTACTTAGGAAATACTAATTCTGACACTGCCTTATCAATATGCTCCATTAAGTACTCATCACTCCTGTTCTGTGCACTCATTACAACTCTCTAATCCGTTATATTGTTTATATCCTAGGAAATAATGTGTGTCGCCTAATCTTCTATCTCTTAATTCCTGTCTAAGAAATTTAAGATACGCTACTTCACCACCCTCAAACGATATAATAAGTGGCTTGTCTATATTATTCATGCCAAGTGTTAACTTATAACCCCTATGTGTCCCCTCGGCAGTTTGTAGCTCTTCTAGCTTTAATTTAGCCACATATTCTTTATGATAAATCTGTTTGAATAAATCTCTGATTGCTACTTCTAATTCTTGTAGGGTCATCGTATTGTGTAGGCCATAAATTAAACTTAGGTACTATCTGTTGTTTCTCTGGAATAACTCCTTTATGTCTAATTCCTCTTTCGTCAACCCAATAACCGAAAGGTCTTAGTTTGTTATTAGGACTGTCCATTTCTTTAGGAACTACCCCCATTAATTCCTCGTCTCCTAGTTCGCACATACCCCATGCAGCTATAATATCAAACTTACGTTTATTCTCATAACTGTATTTAATTGCTTCTTCTAGAATTTCTTCAAACCATATATTATGACAATAATCTTCTATATGTTGAGCTATTAAATCTAATTGATGCCTAATTACTACTTCAGTAGCAGGAGCTCCGAATTGTTTACTACGACCTCCTTGTATGTCAGATTGAGTAGCTCTAGGTCTTCTCATCAAATGTCTATTCTCTTTATGTTTCTCTCTAAAGAATTGCAGAGTAGACATTCTAGTAGATTCAAGAACAGCCTGACAATCGTAATACTGCAATATCTTAAGACATGTCATATGTGCTTCACGTAAAGTCTTAGGTCTGTCCCTATAATAGCACACTATTTTAGGTTCATCTAACCCATAAGCTCTCTTTTTAACTACTACACAGAAATCAGAAGGGTCTTGAGTCTTATCAGAAGTGTCTTCACCACCCATATCAATACCGTCAATACCAGCAACATATAAATTTCTAGGTACAGCTCCATGTTCTCCTCTAATCGGATGTTCAAGTATCTTAACCTTACCTTTAGGATTACTAACAAATCTTACACTATCAATTGCTTCCTCTGTGTGCTGGTTGTTAGTAAAATTATACTCTAACTGGCCTACATCAATATGTGGTCCCAGTTTATGTAATTTAATATTAGCAAGTTGCTCACTTAACAATACAGTATTAAACTGGTTATCTCCTTCAAGAGCCAAAGCATCATCAGGAGTAAAACAGAACTCTGCACATGCAATTAAATGCTCCTTCGGGTTAGCTAGTAGAGCTTCTCTTTGGTCTAAATAGAACTTCTTAGCCTTCGCAGTATTAGTAACTCCTCTATCGTCTACATATCCATTTGCTGCTACGAATGTATAGGCAGGTATGAAGAATGAGGTAAAAGCATAAGACCCGTCTTTAGTATGGTTATGTTTATAAGGTAAGAAATTATATCCAGCTGGATTATAAAACATCTTACTAAGTCCGTCAAGTGCAGGTCCCTGGTCTCCACCTGTTCCCCACACAAATCTAGTTCCAAACTTATTACCTAGAATTTCTACAAGAGCTGTACTCTGTAAGTAAGTCTTTACTAGGATTGGGTTAGAACCAGATTCTTCAAAGAACAATCTATCCACACGGTCTCCACGTAGCTTACGAGGGACATCTACTACGAAGCCAATAATGTCTGACATAAATCCAAATTCTTCTCTGTCTTTAGTAAGAAGAGAGGCTCTCTTATGCATATCAGAATTATACTTCTGTCTTAGATGTCTCATGCCGCCTTCTGTATCAGCATTTAAATATTCAAGCTGTTCCCAGCATTTACGAAGCACGTCACTAACGAATTTCTCGGTAAATGCTACATATACTGTATGTGAACCTCTAACAGTTGTATATAACCTAACTCCTAAAGATGCTGCAATTTCGGAGAATCCGACTCCACGAGCTTTAAGGGCGCACACATCCTTCTTCAACTTCTCACACATTTCTATGTAATGGAAGTACTCATACTGCTTACTAAAGAATGAAGGGAATGTAGTTTCACGACCGGTACCAGCTTGAGACACATCGGTGTTCTTTAGTCTATAATAATTAAGGAAGAAGTAATTATCACCTGTGATTCTATACCCATGTGATTCATATCCTTGATTACATCTTCTAACCTCTTCGTCCCAAAAGTCATTATACTTCTTTGTTCCTTCCGGATAAGCACAGTATTTACCGTTTCTTAGTTTAATCTGTCTAGCTTCAGTGAACCACTCTGGATTAAAATCCAGTCCTCTTTCTTCATCCACTGGTCGATATCCAGTCAGCTCATAAGATAGAGTAGGGTCGAAATGCTTAATCTCGGTATCTAATGATACATCCCATTCAACATTAGATGTTTTAATTGAATTGTCCTCTATGACAGGATTCATATGTTGAACAGCTTCTATTAACTCTGGTTCTACTCTCTGTATTAACTCTTGAACTGTTTCTGGAACTTCGACTTTCTTCTTAGGTCTACCACGTCCAGCCATAACTAATCTAAATGTCCTTTCTTACCTTCACCTCTGATACCAGTCTCTTCTTCTTGCTCTTTCTTGTACATATACTCAAGAGTTTTAAGTTCTTCTATAACCTTAGAAACTGATTGCATTTCTTTCATTACATCAGCCACTTTCCAAACAGGTCTATTAGTAACTGGGTCTCTTTCAGATAAATCTATGGTGTCAAAGTAATCAGTAATTCTATCAACTACACTTTGAGCAGACTTAATGAGTTTAAGTGCTCTAGATTCGTTTTGAATATCTCTGTACTTCCTACATGCGGCTCTGAAGATTGGGTCTGCCCATTCCTCTTCACTTAAATTAGCATCCTGAAGACATGCTTGATGCCTTTCCTGTTCTGTATAATCAGAGTATGGAGATGCCCAATCTAACATTAGCCATATGTAAACAAGCTCTCTATAAGCTCTTGATTTGCAAACTCCCGTAGGGTCTTCTTTGGTCTTATTCCTTTCATTAGTCCATAGAGCTGCGAACTCCTTAATAAGAAGAACCTCTGGCTCATTCACAATCACCGAATTAGTACCATTATCAAATAGGAATACTTTCATATTTATTTGTTTTTATAAGGCTTACCAGCTAGTGCTTTCCTCTGAAACCCATTAAATTTCATTTCTCTAGTGCTATCTGCTGAGCCTGGTCCACCTTTAATGTGTTTAATAGCATCACCGCTAGCTTTACTAGGAATACTCCATTTATTGCTAACAGTTCCGCCCATATTCTTCTTAATTCTCTTCTTAGCCATTCCTCCGCACTTGAACGAAGTAATAGTGCCACCGCTTAACTTTTTACCTATATTACTACCTCTAGTTGCACCTGCTCCGCTAGCACCTCTGCCGTTGGCCTGGTCTTTCATATCAACTTTCATTTTGTCTTTTAAAGGTAGTCCTTTGTAATCTGCTTTGGACATCTTCTTATAAGGGAGCTTCTTATTACTAACATTATATATTCCCTTACTGGTGTGTACAGTATCAGTCTTATTAACTGCTATTTTATCACCATTCTCGCTCTTCTTAATGCGTCTCTTGGCTTTACCTCCACATTTATCTTTGAATACGTCCATAGCTTTACTGCCTTCAGCCATTGCTTTCCTTCTACATTTAACACATCCTCCAGCCATGAATCTCTCTACCTCATAACCTTCTGGACACTTACCTTGCAATCTGCTAATGTAGTTAATTTTGGCTCCCATCTTAGCCATGATAGTTTGATTATTCTCCATACTCTTGTATTGTTTATAGATTTCATTAATTTCCCTCTCTGAGAGTTTGGATATAGTATCCTCAAACTCCTGCTGAGACTTAGGCTTAAATAACTTAATAAGGTAGGCAGAGAACAACTCTTGGTCGTCCTGCCCACCTTGTTGAAACTTAGTTGCCATTATAGTTTAATTAAGTCTTTAGTATTAAAGATAGCTTCTTGTAGCTCTCCTCTTGTAGAGAACCATCTACATCTAATACCCTTGAAATATTCATCTTTCTTCTCATCCTTAGATGGTCTAAACGTCATCGTCTCTTTCTTAACTACAATCATCTGAGGTTTATATGGGATGTCTTGTCTTAATGTTACTACATCTCCTGGTTGATAAAACACTTTCTCTTCCATTATTCTATACTTTTAAATCGTTCTTTTAAACCTTCATTAATAACCACCTGCACTTGCTGTTCAGCTACAACTTCAAATCCTTGTCTGAAGAACGGAACAGGTACTCCAGAAGAACGCCTATAATATATATCGTCTCCCGGTTTAATAAACTTACACAAAGGACTTACTTCTATAACATTAGCTACAACTGAAAGTTGATACTCTGTATCTTTCTCTCCGGTGTCTGGATTCTTAAATGCTCCGTCATATTCTGGTATAATAAGTCCGCCTTTAGTCACTTCTATCTTTTGATACGGATTCTTAGCATAAGGTCTAACCAATACGTATGAATTAATAGGCATAATTTCCATACTATTCATCTTCTCTGTTACTTCCTCCGCTTTCTCCAATTCATCTTTAATGTTCTTATTAAGTGCTTTAGTGTAAGTATCTACTGCTTTATTATGTGCTTCCACAGCAGCTTCTTTCTTTAAATCTTTAAATCCATCTGCACCGGCAAAGCTTAATCCTTTACCCCCAAACATTACATCCATTGTTCCGTTATTACTCATAATTTAAATCATTTACCATTTACATGCTGGACATGAAGACTTAATATCTCTAACTTTAGCATTAAGTCTACACCCGCATCCACGTTTATAACCATCTTTACGTTCTGTTGATATATCTCCTGTTTTAGGGTTTAGCCACAGTTTACTGCTACATACATACCCCATAAACGAATCCTTCATAATAGGACATTTCTTACATATTCTAATACGAGCTTTAGCTATTTCTTCGTTATTACCCAGTAACTCGTTCAAGTGCCCATTTACAATATTAGTAATTCCCATAGATTTCTAATGAGCTTTAATTATACTTTACTTTTAATATCTCAAATCCCAGTTTGAAAGATACTCTATGATTATGAACTAGCTCATTAGAACTCTATAGGCTTTCTCTTCTCCTTGATTTCCTCAAGTATACACTGTTTTTTCCAATGCTTACACATACGTTCCACATCATCTTTAAGATAATCTAACTCATGTTCTGTAACGTTACCATTATGGTCATAATGTATAAGCAATAGCTTCTTAATAACAAAATCAGGATTTAATTTCTGAAGCATCCATGCATAGGTAGATAGTTGTAAAGTATAATGTACTTTATTACAGTCCATTAAGTTATTCATAGGATACTTCATCATTTGACTCTTCTTAGTCCTGGTATCAAAGTAAGATTTCTCGTCAATACTTTTATTAGTCTTGTAGTCAACAATGTAAATGTCATTTCCGTCCTTAATAAGTAAGTCAATTTGACCTGCCAACCTAAACTTATTGTCGTCCGACCTTCTGTATATCATATATTCAGGGAAGACTCCTCTTTCTATGCTTAGTAGGTCTAAGTTATTCTTCTCTAAAGATTCATTAGTATTAACTTCAAAAGTTCCGCCTAAACCGTAACTTCTCATTTGGCATGAACTCTTACCTAAGTATTGATGCTCCAAATCACTATGAATCTTTGTACCTCTTTCCTTGGAATCGGCATTAGTTTTAGACCACTCATCCAGTATATCCTGTTGTGCAGAATTAAACTCCGTCTCATTTAAATCGTACATGTCTAAGAAGTACTTCTTATCAAAACGTTTAGTTTCTAATAGTCTCTTCTTCTCCATGGCAAACTGTTCAGCACTTAATAGCTTCTGTAATGCTTTGTACTGCGACCAGAAATCACTGTCGAACTTTTGACAGAACTCATGTATCATTGTTGTTACTGAAGTGTATATAGTATTGTCGATTTCACTCCAATACATATGGGAAGAATCGTTGTAACATATTTCCTTGTTCCTCTTGTCTACTTTCATAATTCATTTTAAATTTCTTCCTAATTGAGTTATAATCTAATAAGGTAGATAGAGGTTGGATACACGGAGCAATAACGGAGTTATAGTACCCCAAATAGTACTCTTTAGTAACTGGATAAATAACAACAATCATTCCTATAGGTCCATCAATTCCAGCAATCGGATACATCGCAGCAGACTTTGCTCCAGATTCTTCTAATAAAGCTACTAAATTAGGGAATGTTCTGCAGTAGTTCTCAATAGTGTCCATTCTAATGAATTGGTTGTCATTAATCCTTCCAAGCTCATCACCGTAGTTAATATACTCCAACTCTTTCCATATCTTAATAGTTGCCTTAGTTTCATACCCTCTTCTCTTCTCTGTAAGAGCTGTTAAATAACGATATGATAAACCATGTGTACTTTGTAAGGTATTATGGTAATTCAATAACAAGACATTCGACGCATCCTTATCTTCCATAAGAATATGCTCTATATGCCCGTTAACTTGTGGAGTAATCATCTCTGTATATTTCTCAGCTAATACCTTCTCCGTAACAGCTGCCTGTCTATAATCTTCTAAAATAGCTTTAGTGTGTGAAGAGAAATGAAGCTCTACCATCAAGAATGCAAGCATTATAATGACTATCGTCTTAACACCAGAACTCCAACTGTCAATCCACCTGTACACCTCTTTTAGTTTGCCCAATAACATTAATCTACTGATTTAAAGGTTAGAGATTAATAATAGTTTAGTTTCTTTATTACTTATTTACATTGACACCTTAAATCATTAATTCATCTGATTTGTTTGATAATGTGCAAATTTAGCAATACCTTTGTGAATAAAAAAGTGATTTAACATGTAATTTAATTATGGAATTTAACGCAGAGGAATTATCAAGAATTAATGAGGCTCTGAAAGAGTTACTCGATGATGCGGACCTAGAAGAGGTTCCCATGTTTAGATGTGGTAGTAAGTTAGTAAGGAAAGATAAAAATGGAAGCAAGATTCATATTAAGAAGAAGAATCGCGGCAAATTTACTGCATCAGCTAAGAAAGCTGGACAGAGTGTTCAAGAACATGCTAGGTCTGTACTTAACAATCCTAATGCGACTCCGTTACAGAAGAAGAGAGCTAATTTCGCTAGAAATGCCGCTAAATGGAAGCATTAACTATGAAATTTAAGTACGACAAATCTAAAGGATTGCTATTCTTTATCAATCCGTTACTTCCGGTAAAAGGATATTCATTTATGAATATTTGTGCTATTATGTTTACTAGAAGTGAGGATTATATAAAGAGAATGAGTCAAGCTACAGTTACACATGAGAAGACTCACACGAAACAGATATTAGAAATGGGAATAGTATTCTTCTATTTATGGTATGTAATAGAGTGGTTTATTAAATTACTAGCTAGTGGCAATGCTCACACTGCCTATAGAAACATATCATTTGAAAGGGAAGCTAGGTATGTAGCTGAACATCCTGAATACGAGAGGAAGACTTTCAGCTATGGCTGGTTTAAATGGATATTATGAGAATCTCAACTAAAGGAAGAGGGATTATTAAGGCGCAGCAAGGGACTGTAGCGAGACCTAATCCTAAGGAGAACTATAAATTGCCGGAAGACCAGAGATATCAAGCCCAAACTAGAGGGATGAAAGACTTTGCTATAGAATGGTATAAAGAACGTGCTAAACAGCCTAAGTATCAATCTCAAGTTAATGAATCTAACCTTGCTAACATTACTGACCAAATTAACAGGGCAGAATATGTAGAACCTTCTAAGTTCTATTCTAATCCAAATGTATATAAAGGGAAGGTTGGTAATGTGACTCAAGCTGCCCAAGTAGCTATAAGACAAAATAAGGGAGCAGCATATCCAGCAGGATTGCAATACACATACAATGCTCCTTCATTCCCATTCTCTGGAAGATTTGGCGATGTGTCTTGGCATGAAGGTATTGGACACATGGTTGGAGATAATAATCCGCAGATATTAAAGGCCAATCCTGGTATTAATAACAGAGTGGATTATGAATCCTTTACACCATTAGAGTCTCAAGTGTACAGCTCCCAACCTAATGAAAGACATGCGGACACGTGGGGATTTAGAGGAGCCAATGTAAATATGAAAGATGCGAATGGTAATTATTATATTGACCCTAATAGGCAATTAAAAGGTACAGATATTCAGGAGATGAGAACTAAGGGAGCTAAAATACCTTCAGGGTTTAATACCCTTAGTGATGACGAGATAGCTAAACTGCATAATACCTTCGCTAGTAATGCTAACAACAAAAGAAGTAATACTATGCTAATAGCTAAGAGAGGTGTGCAAATTAAACGTAGAATTATTAAATAATAACAATCATGGCTTTAATTCAAAATGAAGACAACAAATGCCCTACCACTAAACAAGTGAATGATGCACTCAAGTCTATGGGGGGGGGGGTTCAGACCCTAGTTTTAACAACACAAGATTTGATTTATCCAGGTAGAAGTAGTAATATAGAGGTTAACAGTGCTGATAGTGCTGTAATGGAGATTGTGAAGTCTAATATGACAGACATGGTCCCATTTCAGTTACTGTATTATGGAGTATCTAATGGTACGCCAACATGTATTAGTGTGACAATAGTCGGAGTTCCAATAGCTAATTTGTTCACATTATACGTAAATGTAAGTCAAGGTGGTTTACAGCACCTTAGCCTTAACAAAGGCTCCAATCGAAAGTGGATTGCTTCTACACTTAGTAATTCTTAACATTTAAGAATTAAAGTACATTAATCGCAGTATGAGAAATTTTATATTTGACGTCTGGGTTTGGTCTAAAGCCAAACACTCCAGACTACTTAAGCAAATAAGGGTAAAGGCACTATCGTTTCCTTCAGACATGTTCTGTTTGAACGAAGCTGCTAAAGATGCAGATGTATCACCCTACATGAAATCAGATGAATTTGAAGTAACAATTGGTAATTTAAGAGAATATCAAGAATAATGGAAAGCACTAATGAATTAGTAACAGCAGCTGAAGCCAGAGCAGAAGGCTTGAGCTTAGACGGAGTTGCGAACAATAGATGCATTACTAAGCAACAGTTCAATGATAACCTACCGTCGGGG